AGGTTTCTTTACTGACTTTTTCTTCTTGTAAATGTAAAAAGCAGTAGCCATTGCGGCAGATGCAACAGCTACTGTTATTAATAGTTTGGTTTTAGTCTTCATGGCACTAAATCTCCTTTTCTATTTATCTTTCATCTTATTAATTGTTAATTTTGTTTCTTCGTCTTTAGTCATATTGCTCCTATAGTCCAAATCCATTAGCTTGTGAATAGTCAACCATATCATAAATAGGTGTTGGTTTTGTCCAGCTAACAAATTGTCTTGTGTGGAATTCTTGTGTTTCTTCATCTAATTCTGCAATAGCTCGTACTTCAAGAGTAATATCATCAGTAGGACCCCAACCCATATATGAACCAGTTCTTGTACGTTCAAATCCAAGTTCGTCTCTTAAATCGTTTAGTAGAATATAACCATTACGGAATTGCTTATTAAGAATCTTGTCGTTTACAGTTTGTACAAATGTCTTGTTGTATGGTAGATCATCTGATGCAAATTCGGTACTTGAATCAAACCATTCACCAAATGGAGTTGGCTTATCACCACTAACTTTAACATCTAGCTTTTCACCATTCTTATCTTCACGTTCTTCATAAGTTAATTCGTCTTCAAACTTAGCTGTTTCTTCTTCACCATATTGTTCAACCATCTTTTCGTGACGTGTTGCCAATTCAGCAGTAGCTCCAGCCAAAGCAGTTGTCAAAGCTTGTGTACGTTTATAGAATCCTCTCATACCAAATCCAATGGCAGCAATTGAGGCAATACCTAGTGATACAGGAACAATAGTTGCACGAACTACATTGATTAAATACATTCTATCAAGTGTTTCAATCAACTCTTCATTATCCATAGGATGTTCTTCGTCTTCCATCTCTGCAACATATTGTGCACGTTCAGATTCATGGTCTTTTTTAAGAGCATCTAACTTTTCCTTAGTTCCAAATGCCAAATATGATGTAGCTACAAGTCCTGCAGCACCACCTGCAACTAACAAATATGGACTTGCTTTCTTTGTTTCAAATGCAGCTTTATGTGCAAGTCTCGAAGCCTTAACTCCAAATGTTACTTTCTTTTCGGAAGGAATTACTTCCTTGATTTCTCCTGTTATAGCTTTCATTACTTCGTCCCCTTTAGTTGTGTTATCTTTGAGTGCTTTCTTAAATAGTTTCATTACTATTCTCCTTTAAATGTGTTGTATAAAATCATGGTACTCTTTGGTTAATGGATCTGACAATATAGGTTTATCGAAACCATTCCACTTGTGGTAAGTCCAATGCATAACCGTTACGTTTCATAATAATACGTCCTGTTCTCAAGTCAGACCAACCATACGTATTATCTGTGTAACTTGATTCAATACCTAATAAGTCATAAAAGTCTGCAATTGATGCTGAACCATATTCATTAATTTGTTCTTGCAAGGTTGCTAATACATCTTCAGCTTCTGCTCTGTCATCCAATAGAAACGTACTAGCATTGAAATGATTAGTTCTTTGCACTGGGCCATTGTCAACTGGTCCTCTTGAATATGATCTTTGATAGTTCGTTGATGGTCTGTATGATGAATGATAAGTATTACTTGAGCTTGATCGACCTCCATCATCCTTACCATAAATGAGCATACGTGTCCCACTTGTAATAGCGTTGACTAACATATCTTTAGCAGCCGGAAGAATAATTTCCTCAAGTAAATATCCTGTTACACCTGTTCCGTCAGTATCCTTACCAGTAATGCTTTGAACTAACTTAGCTCCAAATGATTTCTTTTCTCTCTTGACTTTTGTTACAATTGGTTTACTTCTTGCAACATGATCACCCCCTTTAATTGTTGGGTTCGGTTCAACCTTCTTAGTAGATTTATCTAAATTCTGCTTCTTTTGTTTTATATCATTATAACTAACTGTTTTACTCATAATTCTCTCCTTTAATTTTCCATAAAAAGAACAGGACTTAATAAGCCTGCTCAATCGTCATCTTAGTTTCTGGGATTACGTTTCTTCAATTTTCCGTCCAACATATATGCTACTAGTACCCAATTGCCTCTAGGTCTATCTCCAATTAATTTGGATTTATAGATATCTAAATGCTTATTGTACCACCAAGCACAGTCGTCAACGAATGGATCAAATATAATGTTATCTCGATTCTTAAATGCTGATTCAACACTGTCTGTTAAGTTTCCTGTTATCTTCTTGATTTCTGAGTATGTCATGTCCTTCACCTTATCTTCCAAATAGTCTTGTTGCTAATGTAAATGATTTGCTTGTAATAATGTCATCTCGTTCAAAGTTCAAGATTAGTAAGATGCTTGTCAAACTAATGATTGGTGACGTAATATCTTTCCAGTTGATCTTAACCTTCTTAGTCTCTCTCAAGTTTGATTCCTCTTGAGCTAAACTTATTAAAGTCTTAAGTTCATCGCAGATTTGATTACGTTCATCCAAGTCATTGGACTGCATCAACTCTTCTTTCTTTTTGTTGATTTCTATTTCAAGCGCATTATGTACTTTAACTAAATTTAATCCTTTAGATATAGTTTTATTCATAATATACACCTTCCTCTCTACTATAGGGTATGTTTTTCTTGCGAATTACATGAAGTCCACATTGATAATGTATGCGTCTCCGACTTCCATAATTCCTGTAATATGAAAGACAACCTCGTCTCCAACCTTGTAAGGCAATTTATCGAAGTTTGTAATCATAATATTATCACCAATATAGTAAGCGTAGCCATACAATGGAACTTTCTTAATCTGTTGTACAACTGCCTTTACGGGTCGTTTAGGATTGCTATCTGGATGCGCCACAATCTCTACTCGAGCCTGATCTATATCAATTGGTCTTGGTGAAGTAAATTGGACATAACTAATAAACCCAAGTAGTGAAAAGAATGAGATAAAACCGATAATACGTCCAGTAATGCTTATACGTTTCTTTGTTTTTTCACTCATAATACTCTCCTTTAATTTTGCATAAAAAGAAGACGCAATTAATCTTCTTTATCAAATAGATTATTAACGTCTTTTCCTTTGAATAGTGCTACTGCTATCACCACAGCTCCATAGATCTCGAGTCCACTTTGAAATAGTTTACCTTTAGTCATTATTTGTTACCTCGCTTTGTATTAAGTTTGTCTATCAGTTTAGTTGCTTTTACTTGAATATCTCCGTAAGCAACTTCAGTAGCAACTCCTAAAGCTCCTGTAATAATAATTCGTGTTGATAATACTATTAAGTTTCGTCCTAATTGTTTTCCTGTTGTGTGCATAATATACACCTTCCTCTCTACTATAGGGTATGTTTTTCTTGCGGATTAATAAGGCTTACGATCACGATTAATCTCTTTAGACAATTGTCGTGCTGCAAAGCCTATGACAAATAGTTGACCACCAACATTGATGCATGCGTTTTGTAATCCTTTTAAGGATTCATTGAATGATAACAATTCTGTGTTTTCCATTATTTGGTTTCTCCTTTATCATAAAAATTAATCCAGTTAGTAATTGTCTCGCACATAAATCCTGAGAACCCATATACATCTTCATATAAGACAGAATAGTTAAAGGGCGTTAAATCCTTATACTTTCTTTTTAATACTGTATACATCTCATATGCCTTTGGACGAGTAACTTGATCTCCGTCAGGCCCAATGTTCTTGTCCCAGGCCAATCGTTTAAAGTCATTTAATAATTCTTCTGATGCTTGCTTCATAATTCTGTTCCTCCTTAAATTGTAAAAAATATAGAGTGGACGACAGGTGGGCTCGAACCACCAACATTTCATTGCTTACAGTGAATGCTCTTCCAACTTGAGCTATGTCTTCCTCTCTACTATAGGGTATGTTTTTCTTGCGGATTTTGCAAAAAAATAGGGCACAATGGCCCCATCCTTATTTGCTATCAAGTTGCTTCTTTGCCTTATCAACCTGAGCTTGGGTTACATCACCATTATTGATAAAGATCTTCATATCACTATCTGAGAAATAGCCCATCATATATAATTGAATGTAATAGCTCATTTACTATATACCTCCGATTCAAGTTTAGCAATCTTTAGTAATGCATCGGCCAGTAACTTATTAGCGTCTAGTGGCTCTGGATGCTCTTCTTTAACAGGAGCTGGGTTACTAATTACTCCTGAAATATAGGTTGACTCATTGAGACGAATCTTATCAATTGTATCTTCATCTAAATCAATGTATAAGAATTCATCTTCTTTGTCACCTATTTTATGAGCTTTTTCATTAGCCCACCCTTGCTCAATTATAGTGCCTGACTTACTTGTCTTAATTTTTGTAAGCATTAGTCATCCTCCTATTAATATGGATCATTATCCCAGTCATCAACTGTTACCCAACTTCCAAACCAAGTTACCGACTGAGTAGACGAACTGGTAGTAGGGGCAATCATTGTAAAGGATGCTCTATTACCACCGATGGCGCCCCAAACAGGTAATGCATAGTTAGGTGACAAACCAACAGCAAGAGCTTTCATGTCACGAGGTCTAAATCCGGTTGGAATAGTGATACCTGAATCCTTCCAACTACCTAATCCTGAGGCGTTGATTGTTCCAAGCATCCATACCTTATTTCCAGCTCGATAGAAGAACATTGAGCCACCTGGTTCAGCAATCTCAATATAGTTACCTTCTAATCGTTTCAAACGTCCATCAAACTCATTGTCACGGCTAGAAGGTGGATTATACAATGCATTATTTGGATACACGTTCATAATTGATGATGATAGCCATGAAATATTTGCAATTTGTAGTTGGTACATACTACCTGTGTTGTTAATATCCTCTTTATTGATACTTCCTGTTGCAAATGTAAAGGACACCTGATTATTTACAGGTTTATAATTCCCTGCATCATCGGATCCTGTAAAAGTGTTATCACGTGACAAATTAATTGTGATACAAAGGGTTGAATTGACATTTGCTGGAGGAGTTAATGTTACCATTTCGGTATTAACAACTAATCTACCTCTTACAATGACAGCTCCTGGCGCTACATTAAGCGTCTTATTACCATTATTAGATATTCGTAACCCACCTGAGTAAGATCTGATAAGACCATCTTTTTCACCATTTAATCCATAGTAAAGTAGCCCATCACGTTCAGGGGAGACACGCATCTTATCAAATTGAAATCCTGTTAGTGTATTAGCCATGAATTGGCCTCCTTAATCATATGTTTCATCAATTGCAAATTGTAGTGTTGATCTAACGTTACCACATGTAATTGAGAAGTTCTGATCCTCTGATTTAGCGGACCATTTTGTTACAACTGAATCGTATCGTTTACCTTGATAACCAATGATTACTTTATGACCTAAGTCAGTAATTTCTTCGATCTTAGGGTATCTATAATCAACTTCAAATGTTATCTCATGTTGATATGTCTGAGTCTTTAATTCTCTCTTAGCAATTTCCTCGGGGGTTGGTTCAGGCTCTGCATCAGCTGTGGTTGACTTTGTAGTTGGCTCTGTATAGACGTATCCAATCTTTGATACCGGCTTATGGACGTCTACATTTGTATAGTCATTTGTTATTTCATTCTTCTCAGTAAGATAAAATGTATAATAAATGTTCTTATACAATATCATAATACTGTTAGAGTTACCAACATTTTCAGGACGAACATAAATACTAGGCTTAGCAAAGTAGTTGTTGCGATCCAGATAATACACATCTTTAGAAGTTCCACCCTGATGGGCAAGTAAGGCAAATCCAAACTTCTTATTGGTACGATTGTATGAAAAGCCAAGAGGTTGAATGGAGAACTGAGTCGTCTTATACAAGTTTTGTAATAGAGACGTTAAATTATACTCTTTTGGTTTATCTTGGACAATAGACCAATCAATGTCACCCTCAAGTTGAAACATCTTTACATTTGTAAGGTACCGATCAGCTGTAAGCACATAGGAATCTGTAATCTGCTTAACAAATATAGAAGGATTAGCCGCTTTCCATACCTGTTGAATAGGAACTGAGATATTATAGATCTCGGTTAGAGGTCTTGTTGTAATCTTTAAATCCTCAAATGAGTCAACTAGACCAATATACATACATGAATAATAGTCTGAGAAAGTTTGAACTTGGGTTGTTGGTCTAAAGGTTTCGCCAACTGATTTAACAATTACAAAGTCACCATTTGAAATATGATCGTAATTACTAAAGTTGTCAACCATAAATGTGGATTGGGTACTCGTTAGAATATCATTATCAATCTCCCACTTGGAGCACGTGAACTGATATTTTAACAAATCAGTAATGCGATCAATAACCATGACTCGTACATCCATTAGATCACACCCCATTCCTTCATAATTGAGATACCAATATGTGGATCCATAACCGACTCAATACCTTGTTGAAACGCAGCACCTACTTGGAATACTGACTGTCCTAATGGGAATTGTATAAAGCCACGTGTCGTTGGATCAATTGCACTTGTAATATCCTCTTTAGTACCAGCACTCAAGTCATACAAGCTATATTCCTCTTCACCATAGGCTGTATTAACCATTAATCGGTATCCCATAGGAATTGTCATTAATAGCTTCTCTGTTTGCAACGTATTGTAGTTCATATCAAGCACTGACCATGATGGATTGGTTATTGGACCAGTAATACGATCCGTTGTGAACTCAAACTTCATTCCTGTGTATCGTGAGCCACCTGGTATGATAGAGTCATTGTCTACAACCAAGTTCCAGCCCGCTGCTAACGTCTCTGAGGCATACTTGTACGGATATGGGTATCCAAAGTAGCTGGTACGATCATAATATCCCTTGACGTCTTTATAATTAGCTGTAGAGTGCATTGGTTTGACAATATCCCATCTATACCATGGACTGGTTGGTGTAAGGCTCATCTCAGACAACAGATGCCCCGTAGAATGGTCTACATCGCCCTTAGTTAGACTTTTTAGCACAACTTTACGCTCATACTCACCTAAATATGGAACCTTATAGTGCAGATGTAGTGGTGGATTAGACACAATACGTGCAAAGTCATTGAAATCCTTATAATTCTCACCATTAAAGCCAAATATAAGGTTGAACGTTAAGTCTTGTGAGCCGTATGCTACAGTTGCAACCGTACTACCATGCATACTTGGATATAAGCTATAATCTAGTTCTACACCTAAACCTTTCGGATCATAAGCAAACGAGTTTTTAGCATTCATTTCAGCTCGTTCGCCAATAGCATTTGTAATATAAAAACCACGAGGATATCCTGAATAATCACTCATCTAACAATCCTCAACTTTCTTATTTCATTTGTCATCTCATCTTTGAATGTATCCTTAACAATCTGACCTGCTTCTTTAGCTGTAACTGCATCCTTAGCATCAATTTGCATGTTGATATCACCAAATGTAACATCAGCAAGTTTAGTCGTATTAAGATTCTGAGCAGCTTGAGTAACCGGAGTCATAGTTGTAGATAGGCTTGCATTCAATTTCTGTTGATTAAGCTTACTTGCATCAATTACAGGTGTGATAACTGGTGAAAGGTCCATCTTATCATCAACCAAAGCTTGTAGACGATCTCCTAAGTCACCAAAGGCACCTAATGTTGCGTCTGATAAACGATTAGCAGATTGAACAACAGTTCCTTGTTGGTTGGTAATACCTATTGCGAAACCTTCACCAACATAACCACCAATGCCCATCATAACACGTGAAGGTGATTTAATCTTCATAGCCTTTCTGATGGCACTTGACGCAGCACTAGCAAGACTTCGTGCAGCACTAGCAGCCTTATCAACCCAGCTACTTAATCCACTAACGAATCCTGAACCAGCATATGATCCTTCAGAATGTAATGAGACGTGCGATCCAGTCTTAGCATTGTTACCAAGTCCAGCACCTTGTGTTCTAGCGGCACCTTTCTTGCTACCAACACCATTACTAAATTGTCCACCTGCTTTTGATCCTGCACCATTCAATGATACACTATTGGCACCACCTAAGGCACCGTTACCAATAGAGTTACCTGACGAGTGTGCAGCTCCTGTCATTGAGAAGACACCATTACTAAATTGTCCACCCTTTTGACTACCTGCTCCAGCAAGATCAGCACTCATAGCACCATTTTTAGCACCATTACCTAAGACTCCACCTGCGGCAGATGCATTACCCGCCTGTCCTGCAACATTGGCACTAAATTGTCCACCTTTCTCGGTAGCAACTGTATCAATATCAAAGGCAGATCGTAATCCTTCTTTAGCTTGTGTACCTAAGTCAGATGTAACTCCCTTAATACCTGGGATCCATCCAAACATGACATCAACAATCTTAGCAAGTCCGTCAATAACAACTTCAAGGACTGCTTCAATTAAATTCATTACTGCATCGACAAGTTGTTGACCATTCTCACGTAACGAATTAGCCATACCATTAACTAATGATAGTATTAAATTAACACCAGCATCAATCAATGTACCCGCATTCTCAGCAATAGCCGCAGCAAAGTTTGCAACTAACTCAACAGCAACAGTAGCCAATTGATAAATATTGTCAGCAATTGCACCAATCAATCCAATGATAAGTTGCATACCTGAATTGGCAATAGATGGTGCAGCTTCTGCAATACCTTGAGCTAGAGACGTAACCACCGTCACACCAAACGTTACCATCTGAGGAATAAGTGTTGTAAGACCTTGCAATAATAGTCCGAGTGATGCAATAACAGCAGCAATAGAAGCAGCAGTCATTGAAGCAAGTAGGGCAATAGCTGACGTAAATCCAGTTAATACCAAACCAATAGCACCAATTGCAAGACCTAATGATCCAATGGCAACTGAGAATGCTAACAACGATGCGGCCCCAGCAACCCCAATAAGACGTGATGCAACACCCATAATTGTGAATGCACCTGCTAAACCAATTAGGGCAACTGCCATACCAGCCAAAGGAATAGTTGATAAGATCTTAAGAGGTGGAGCTAGTAATGCTATAGCACCAGCCATAACAGCAATAGCCGCAGCACCTGCTAGACCACCTGAAGCAGCAGCCATAGCAACTACCATTTCAGCTAATGCAACCGCCAATCCTAGTAACGCAGTGGCCATCTTCATAGGATCCATTGCCCCAAGAGCAGCAATTGGAACAACCATAAGATTTAAGGCAGTAGCAGTTAGTACCAATCCAGCAGCAGCACTCATCAAGTTGAGACCTTTGGTTACAGCTGAGAATAACGCTATTTCCGCTAGAACGGCAGCAAGACCTGAAAGACCTTGTATCATATTGTCCATATCAATAGCACCTAAAGCAGCTACAGCCCCAGACATTATGACCATTGATGTAGCAACAAGGTTTAATCCAACAGCCATTGATGGTTTAATACCCACCTTAGACACGGTTAGACAGAATACTGCAACTTCACTTAATACAACTGCTAACCCGGCAAGACCTTGTACCATGTTCTCAAGAGGCAATGCACCCATAATTGCTACAGCACCCGACATGATGACTAAAGCCGACGCCATTGCTATTAGTGAGCTACCTGCACTCGGATCAACACCTTTTATCTTAGATATGGCTTTCAGACCAACAACCAATAAAGTTAATGATGCAGCTAAACCAATTAAAGCAGTAGCCATAGATACGGGATCAATTGTTGACATAAGTTTTAAGGCAATAGCAAGGACCATTAAGGCGTTTGCTAAACTTGTTATCATAATGGCAGATTTAAAGGCACTTGTCCCAACGAACTCAAATGATGATATAGCTTTCAGAGCTCTTGTAAGCATAAGCATTGACACACCTACAACTTCAAGACCTTTAGAGATATCAGTAAAGCTTAATCCTTGAATTAGCTTCATAGCAACAGCCATAGCAACCATCGCTGCAGCAATTTCTACAAGAGTAGCAGCCTTAACAGCACGTTGCAATCCAACAAGACTATCCTTAATTGACGTAAAGTTATCTGCAAACTTCTCAGGTAATTTGAATGAGTCAAGTAAACCTTTAAGAGCATCCTTAATTTCATCTGAACTCTTAGTAAACTTAGTTGCAGCTCCTACAATTGCTCCAATTCCGGCAGCACCAAACAGCTTCGTAATATCCATGTGACCAACTGTCTTACCAAATTGATCAGCCATTTTCTGTAATCCAGGAGCCGTAGCATCAGCAACTTTACCAATTAGAGTACCTAGATTCTTAAGTGCATCAATAGCTATACCAACACCAGTTTGAATGATTTGTCCAAGAGCTGAGAATGACTTACCAATTCCTGAAGCACTCTTACTCAATCCATCAGACGAACTTACTGCTCGATCAAAGCCTGTTATCATATCACCGATTGCAGAAGTAACAGATAGAAGTCCGCTACCTAGTCCACTTGGAATAAGACCAATAAAGGCTTTACCAATAGTTGTAACAACCTTAATTCCCAAATCAATAACTGAGAACAAGCCTCTAAACGTAGCACGAACTTTAGAAGCCGTTGAATCAGACATTATTAAATGCTTTGAGAAACTGGCAAAGCTTTTTGCAGCATTAGATAATCCTTGAGCTGTGGCAGGTGGAAATACATCTCTGAATGCCTTTTGAACGGTTGTAATAACTTTACCAAGACCTTCAAAGGTATTCGATAAACCTGTGATGACAGCAGATCGTCCACCTAACTCAACAAACCCTTTAGCTAATTCATTACGTGCATTTGCTTGTTTTTGGATTGCTCCAGTTACAACATTTGAAATACCAGTCCATAGCTTAGGAGCTTCTGTAAATCCACCAATAAGGTATTCAAAGGTTTGCGACCAACCGGACTTAAGCTCATCTTCAACCGTATCCATCAAGTCACTATACGTCTTAACCTGAGTAGCGGCTTTGAGCATTGACTTATCATTGGCAAACTCTTGAAGTGTCTTCATAAGAACATCAGTCGTCAACCAGCCGTCCTGTAATGACTCACGGAACGATTTAGAAGTGTCAACGTTCTTACCCATTGCTTTAGCTGTGTTTTGTAAGGCGGTTTGGAATTTCTTACCACCCATACCTGCATTAACAACAGAGTTCCAGTCTTGCAAACCAACCTTACCAGCAGCAATAGCTTGTGATAATTGATACATGGCCATGGCCGCTTGTTGTGTAGATGAACCTGATGAAGCAGCCAAGTTACCAATACCTTGAATGGCAATCTGTGACGTCTTTAAGTCAACACCAGCAGCTGTAAAAGTACCCATGTTCGTTGTCATGTCTTCAAATGAGTAAATAGTCTTATTAGCATAATCATTTAACTCACCTAAGGACTTTGTTACATCATTAAGATTAGATTTACCTTCTGTATTGGCAAGGATAACCTGAATGGCTTTCAACTTGCTTTCATACATATTAAATCCAGATAAAATTGGCTCAATAGCAAATGACTTCACCAAAGCTGATCCTGCAGACATAGCCCTGCTTGTGATATTGGACAGTGCGGTCATCGCGACAACACTTAATGCCGAGAATTTAGTTTGGACAACCCCGGCGTCGTCACCAATCTTTGAAATGTTTACATCAGTTGCTGCTTTGCTGACTCCTCGTAGAGACGACTCTGCCTTACCAAAGTCCAGTCCACCTGAGACCTTTTTAAATGCATTTGTTAATGTTGAGAAAGCACTAATTGATGACTTTACTTTGTTTAGGAAATCAGAATTATTTAATGATAGTTTTACAATTTTATCATCAACTGGACGGCTCATTTAAGCACCTCCTTTAACATCCTGTCAACCCCCGTCGTAAAGATTGGGCGAAGGGCAGGATTAATGTAATCTCTTGGGGGTATGTAACCACCATGACCATTACCGTGACCATACTGGATTAGCATTGCAACGTTTGCACTTGTCTCTGTATGTGCATCATTCTTCCAATACAGTTGATAACCTCCTGAAGACTTGTTTACTTGATAAGACCAATGTGACGCTGTTTCACCAGTATCAACAGGAGTTAAACTACTAAGGTTTTTTACCCCATTTTGACCTAAATCACGAAGGGGTCCAGCAGGACTCCGTGTCTGTACTTTTTTCAACCAGCGCTCAATAGCAAACTCTGATTTTGGAATGCTTATATCAATTTTCATAAGCGACTATCCTTTCGTTTTCAATTGGGCTCGACGTTGTGCGTTTAATGCACGGTTACGTTCCGCCACTGTAGCAGAACCCATCTTCTTCTGTGGTTGAGCACGTATTTGCATTACACGAATTAATGTCATAAGACGATTTATGTTCCATACCTCGCAGGCAAGTGGAATGTGCAATTCAAACATCATGGCATACACTAATTCACTTGTCATATACGACCCATTTGATGAAGGAGTTTCAGGTTCTGAATGTATGGTTGTAGCTGTGTGTGATTCTGTAATGTATGATGACAACTCTGAGATAAAGGTATCATCCATCAACTCAGTTGGGAATTTGGTTGTGCACATCTCTTGGATCAATGGAACCAATGTATCTGTTGTCAACTTAGTTGTAAAGAATGGCTTGCACTCTTTTGATTCCCACTCAGCAATAGTCTTCAACGACAACTCGAACTGGTATGTTCCTTCAGCGGACTCGAACTGCTCACTATGGGAATTGAAATAATCTTTCTTCTTAAACGTATATTCAAACATGCTGCTCTCCTTTTTCAGAAAAAAATAGGAGTCCTAGGACCCCTAACGAAGTAGTTAATATCCGAGATTGACATACTTTTGAGCGCCATCATAGTAACGTCCTAAGAATGCTTTACGGAAATCTCCTACTCCACATACACCAGCCTTAATTGCTTTAGCCAATGCGCGATTTAAAGTGTCAGCATTAGATGAGCCAAGGGCATAATTGACAACCGCTTGAACTGCGTCATAATACTTTCCTAAACTATTGATACGATCTTGACCTGAACCATACTTACCCCAAATTGTTTCGTTTGCAATCTTCTCAATGTTCTCGGTTGCTGGATTTGGAATAGGTTTAGTTGAAACGTCTGGTTTACTTTCAGTTTGAGATGGTTTGGCAAGTGCTTTCCAACCTTCTGCTGAAATGTTTGCTACGTTTCGATCAAGTTTACCTTTTGAAGATGTGAATTGCCAGAGGGTATAATAAGGCCAAGGAGACGTCTTATAGATAAAGTTTGGAACCGTCCAAGTAGCAGCATCTGTCGGATAACCCGCAATCCATAATCCACAATAAGGAGCACAACTCGCTACTTGTGAAATTGCAGAAGCTTGCACATAGACAAGAGGCCAAACATTTGTCAAATCATGTACTCGTCTAACAAAGTTGAGTGCCCATGAGGTATTACCCCAAGCTTTATTCTCTCCTTGTTCCCAGTCAAGAGCCAATACAGCCGATCCAACGTAGTTCTTAATTGATGCTACGAAATAGTTGGCTTCAGCGACTGGATCTCCACCTTCAGCATAGTGATATAATCCTAACAATTTCCCTGCATTTTTAGCAGCGTCATATTGAGCATTACAACTAGGATTAACATACCATGTGCCTTGTGTTGCCTTACTAATACTTCCATCAACACCTGGTAGGGTCGCATCACTAATTGGATTATATGATGAAAGGTCAACGAATTTAAGCATTGTTGTTCCCTCCTTCTACTACTGATAATTGTGCAGGGGCTGAAGCAACTCCTTTACCGAATACTTCTGCTTTCTTAGGATCATTAAGCAGTCCTTCAAAGAAAGTTGCATATGCTGCAGATTCTGAGAATTGTTTCTTCAATTCAGCGTTCTTAATGAAACGTTTACCATCTTCTGAACGTTGACCATATGAGTCAAGGATTAATTCGTCCATAAAGTTCAACATCTTATCTACATCTTTTGAGTCAACTAATTTCTTAACATAAGATTGAATGTCTCCACCAATACGAGCTTGAATACGTGAAGCTTCCAATCTATTCATGTTGAAATATGCAGTTTCTACTTGTTCATTTCCATTAAAATCTACGTATTTAATATCTTCTTTAATCATTATTATATCCCTCTTCTAATTGTATTAAGCTTCTGAGCCAGCGTCGCCAGTTGGAGCTGGTATTTTCAACAAAGAAAGTAGTTCTTTAGGGGTTGGCAACTTAGCTTCTGTATTAGCATCTGATCCGTATAGTGTATCTGTAAGAGTCTTCCAAATTTCAGGAGTTGTCTTATCTTTACTTAAAGTAATAGATGCAGTTGGCTTATGAGCGTCATCAACTTCTTCAGGTGTTGTTGTAAATGCCCATGAGAATGTAACAGCAGCTGGTGAGTCATTAACAGTTTCATAAGCACGTTCTGATGGTGAAGCTTTGGCACCATAAATCAAGTGAATCTTTTCCCCGTATGCATCGCCCTTGGTATCATTACCTTCAAGTGTACGATATGAGAATCCGAACATTTTACGAGTTTGTTGACCTACTGTTACACCTGCAACTAAGTCAGCAGTACCGTCACATTCACCAAATTCATCAGGGTATGTGTATGCTTCAATTGTACCCTTTAGTGATTCAGCTGATAGCAATGATAGGTATTTAATATTATCAGCATAAATGTCAGTAGCTTCAGCACCTTCTGGTGATTCAGTTACTTTAGTTAAACCATTCCAAGCAACACCTTTCCCGTATGTGCCATCTTCATCGACAGCATACAAGACACCGTGATCAGTACCTGTTTCATAAGTGTGCTTTCCTTTTTCGTCCCAAGCAATTTTAACCATGTGTATTACGCTCCTTCATTTTTATCCATATAAATTGTAAATACTATGTGATTCAAGTTATCTGCAATGAATGATGTCTTAAAACTAGCATAAGGTATTTCATCAATCATCTTAAACGGAATATCGGGCTCTGGGTCCTTAGATATGTATGTTACGTCATATGCAATAACCGATGTATATGCCTTATTATCAGCATAGACTACCATATGGTTTGCAATAGTGTATACAATACAAGGATAGGTGAGGGCTATATTCGCTGCAGGTTGAAAGTAGACACGATCTGCATAGGTATTTAGCAAATTCTCAATGTATGTTCTACGCTCCATTCCATATTCCTCCTACTGATAATATAATACGTGGACGGGCAACAGTCATTGATGTCACCTTCCACTTTTGTCCTTCAAAGACTACGTATCGTATCTGTGAGCAATGCAGAAAAGCATACTTGTCACCCACAATACTAATCCTATTAGACAAGGTTACATCGTCATATGCAGTTTGTGAAGGTTCCATCTGTTGAGTATAGTTCAGAACATCTCCACGCATTTGACGCTCATCATATGATGTTGTGGCAATCCCATCCACAAGCTTTGGCTCTGACTCATATCCGACTACTCCAGAGAATCTAGCCATTTTGACTTAATCCTTAGGCTTCAGATCCAGAAGCTGCAGCCTTAACAGTAACAGCAATAGCAGCATGTGGGATTGTCAAGGCACCAGATAGACGTGTTTCAATTAGGTACTTGTATTGGTTAAAGTCAATATCAAAGTCATCAAATGATGTAACTTCTCCACCCTTAGTTGAACCAACAGTATAGTCACTTAAATTGACAATAATCATTTGACCTTCCGCTAAGAATGTTGTTGGTACAATTTCCTTAACCCCAAGACGAGTTGCAATATTAACGTCTGAAGGAATGTCACCAAATAGGAAACGACCATCATTAGCTTTAAGCAACTTAAGATCTGCCAATGTGTGTGGGTTGATAAATAGTGAAGGAACACCTGAACCTTGGTAGTCAGCCATCGCTTTAATAACTGTTTCAATTAATGAAGCAACGTCTGGTGATTCTGATTTGATTGTGTATAGGTCATCATCAGTAAGAATTGGACGAATCTTATCAGCCTTGATCTTGTCTTCAGCTGTAACTTCACGACCATCACCAACTAAGATAGCACGAGCAATTTCTTCGTTAAGCATTTCTCTCATTTCACCATTGATCCAGGCAACAGTATCAAAGTCAGTAATGTCAACAATGTCGTCACGATCTAACTTTTGTTTCTTGTAGACAGTTTGTGGTTCTGTTGTACGTGTCAAGATAGGGAATACTTCTTCAAGCTTTTCTTTACCTTTAATATAACCTTTGGCACGAGCAGTAGCAGGTGTTAAGTCGGCTACAAATGTCTTAACTCTTGAGAATGGTGATTTAGAAATTCCATTAACAATCTTATCAGCATTACCTTGTCCAGCATGATAAAGAACGGGAGCACCTGTGATGTTTTGTGCTTCAGGGAATAATTTTTCAACATTTGTGATTGAGTGCTTAATAATAGAATCCTTTAATGTTCCTAAATCCTTAGCATCAGCTAGAACATCGTTAAGATCAGAATGTGTTAGTGTTTCACCTTGTGAGCCAGATTCAAATACGTTGTGTGTCATTGTTGTATCTCCTTTTTTTAACTTAGTTTTGTCGACAGTTTTTGTATCATCTTCAGATGTGTCTTGTGACACAGGTTCAGGCTTGTCATCACCATCATCTGGTTTGTCAGAGTTGTTTGTAGCTGTGTCTTCAATAGCCATGGCAATTAACGATTCAACAGTCATCTTTTGCTCGTCAGTCATTGCATTGTAAACGTCTGCAATAGTCTTATCATCGTCACTTGTATCTGTTGATGTAGGTGGTACTTGTTTTTGGTCTGTATCTGTTGTTTCTGGATCATCTTGTTGTTTCTTCTTTTGGTCATCAGTGTTCATATCTGGTGATTCCTCCTTTTTATTAAGTACATCATTGGCTGAATGAATCAGGTTTCCTGGATAAATGATGCCTTCTTCATTATCTCCTGTTGCAGAGTGTTTAACAACGGTGTCAATTAATGCACCAGGGTTCGCACCAGCAAGAACAAGACTTACTTCATAAATATTTCCATGAATTACGTCATGACCGTTGGACGCCCGTTGAACATGGTTGGCAGCAATGGACATTGCACTAATGTCTCCGTGTTCGATTAAAGAACGAGCGTGGTTAGCTTCATCGGTATCATTGAAATGCCCATAACCATACACACCCTCATCCTCATTCGAAAGGTTCACATGACCCAATACGTTTGATGGAGTATTCGAGTCGTGCTCCCAAACCAATGGGACAACCTTATCAGCATTGCTTAGAAAAGCATCATGCTTAATGACTACACCATCAGCACACAGGATATCATTCTTTGTAACCCATCCTGCGAAATCATAATCTTTCATCTAGATCCTTCCTTTCTATGAGTTTATTCACCATTTTGACTATCTGCAGCTGGGGGCGTGAGTGACCCAGTATCAAATCCTGTTGGATCGGCAAGAGCTGTAGCCTGATTAACGTCCGCAATATTACGGTTGGCAAGTTGATCAGCATCAGGACTGGAGTTTGGACTAAATCCAATAATTCCACGAATCTCATTTGGAGTGAGAATAGCATTACGTGAGAATGTGTCTGCAATACTAGCTAGCTGCTCAACTGGAACTAGTTTAAATGGATCTCTGTAGGCCACAAGTTTTTGTCCTTGAGTCCGAGCAGTTTTTGTCAGAAATTTTCGTGTAAACTCGGAAGTAACGGCTTCTAGAATTGGATCAATCGTACGGTTATAGTATGCTCGCATTTCCGCTTCATTTGCTGTCCCGTTAAACACATTTTCTGTGAGTCCTATTTCATTGTAGAATTCCTTTGTTAAATACTCAATTTCACTTTGCATGTTTGGAGCTATTGGACGATTTAGTTGGGTGATCTTCTCTGAAGCATCCACGTAACCAATGCCATACTTGTTACTTTCGTCCATTTGCTTCTGTAACAGCTCAACACGTTGCTTTGCCATCTTAGTACGTTCAGCACCTTTAACAGTATATGGCAGTTGCAATATAAGATTTAACTTTCCACTAGACTCTAGATCATCAAGGTTATCAGCAATTGCTAACTTCCTAATGAGCCGTCTTAATGTTCCGTTGTTTCCATTAACTACACTGTACAAAGGATTCTGAATAATACCAACCGTTGACTTTGGTAACGTTATCTCTTCTTCTCGACCTGTTTGGTCATTATATAGTGACACTCGAACAGCTCTTGGATACCAGGTAACAACTCTACCAACTCACATTGATACAATATCGTATGATTCCGTCTTCAATAATGACTTG